GCCCTTACTCTGCTAACTCTGCAGGGGGCTTTATTCCTCGTAGGTTTACAAGATCTCCGTTTTGGTTACGGGTGAAGTGCATGTGACATGCATTACTTATGTCACAATATTGTTCTTTCTTGTTCTTAACGAGGAACCTAGCAAGTTTTCGAACTTTTCTAGGTAACATTGTAAATTTACGGTTGGTGGATAAATTAATTTTTAGGATAGTGGAGCGTGCTTTTAATAGAAAACGTTCTTTAAAGGTCTCAATACCAATTTTGTAATTATCTTCGGATACATTATGTGTCATGCGTCTTACTTGACTCTTGATTCTTTGATTTGATAGACCATCTATTAATACTACACGTCCCTTGGAAAGCCTTTGTTCTGCAGCAAATCCTGTCATTTGATTGATAACGAAATCAGACTTGGATATGGCACCTTTAGATTCCGTCCAAGACACTTTGTCAACGACATTCTTGAGCCTCTCTGAGAGCTCAGTAGGAATTCTACCAGTGGTACGTACGACTTTGCCACATATGTAATTCTTAATTGCGTTACGTGTGTGTGCATTGACATACTTCACCGCTCTGCCACTACCTCCCATTTCAAGAGGTAGGCCAGGAATGAGTTTGAGTTGTTTTTCAATTCTCATTAATGCAGATGTCCCATAGTACTTCGAGATAGGATCTGGATCGCGGATGATTTGGTTCAAACCAGACACCATGCCTACGGGCTTGTCAGAGAAACTATGTAGTTCTCTTGCTCCAATAATCTCAGCGACCCTTGGTAATACAACAGTAGAAGCCCAAGATACCTTAGCTCCCGGACCGGAAAACATGCTTACGAACGTCTCACAAAAACGGCCATTGCGACCGTAATAGGACTTAGCTTCGTTATATTTGAGGAATAGTTTTTCTTCAATAATTTGCCGATATGTTTCACGCTCTCTGAGTGTGAACAGGCCGATCAGATCGTCCCCACAAATTTTATATTTGCGGCAATCATCTGAGCTAGCCTTAGTTGCAGCATAAGCGTTCAAACAGCATAATATTCCCCAAGTGCACCCCAAACCCATGTGGGCGCCACATTTGCTTTCCATTCCACGTTCTATTTCCTGTGAACCCATGATGTTTAATGCTGCTTGTAATTCATCATCGGACCAACCCTGTGATTCTGCGCAACCCCGTAGGATCGCCTCAGTCACACTATGTTGCACGTAGTCTGTCGCCTTACTAAGGTCGGCACTACAGAGGAGAGCTCCTTGCTCACCTTGCAATGTAAATGGCTTGGCAGCCATAGGGTCCCGAAGAATTGACTTGCGTTTAACACTCGCGATCATCCTCTTTCCCAGATATCTCATGATATGACCATCACACGCAGGGTGTATACTAACTCCCCTTATCTTACCTCCAATTTCTTCTAGAGCTCTCACTTTAATTTGTGGTGCTTTGGAATTTCTTGAACGGTCTTTGATGAGAAGTTTTATCACCTTGTCGTCTGTGAGGATATTATCTTTGATTATATCCATGAATTGCGGCACATTAGAATCTGACGCATAGTCGTCTCTTTCTCTGTGTGTCTCAATCTCACCGGGAATGTATCTTTGTTCGTGAGCAGATTCATTTAGTTGAATGCAACAGTCATCAGAAAAATCGTCCCAATCATAGTCATGTTCTTGTTTTCCTGGTTTACTAGTTTCGACTGGTATCCTAGCCAATGATAGATCTGGCTTTGGTTGTGGTCTTACTGTTGTTTCTGATATAATCTGCATTGCCATCATTTCTCGTGTTTGTTGCTCTATGTTTAGTTGAGGCCTTTGAGGGTTTCTCTTTAACCAGTCACCTTGTAAAACAGGTTCTGGGACAGGAACAGGAACGTCCCTGAAGAACATATTTTCAACGGCTAATTCTTTAGCCCTCTTGATTACATGAACCGATGCTGGACCTCCTTCTAAACAGTTTGAGGCAGAAGGGAGAGGAATTGTACATTGGTCTTTACGTCCAAACCAATCCTCACGTTTAACCTTCATGGGCCTACCGAAGAATCGACTGGAGAACTCTTTCAACTCGTCTAAAGTCTCAAGGGAGACCTTCTTTTGAGGTTCTTCCTGCCAACGTGTGACAGTGTTGAGTTCTTCCCGTCTTAGCTTATATTCTGGCACAGGCTTATGCACAGCTCTCTTTAAGGTACTTGCTAGGAAAGTCCTTTTAGCTGAAACCCCTCGGGGTTGAAGCTTTGGATTAACCTTTGCATCCTTATTATGAGTGCTGCTTGCATGAGCTTCCATTATATTCGCGAATTCTTTAATAGGACCCAGGCCTTCGCATTCCAGTCTACCGAGGAAATTCAAATACCTTGCAAGGAAGATTCTTTCATCTCTCTTTCTTGAAGGGATCTTTCCATAGGCATAGTGAAATGCGCACGAGATCGCAGGTAACGATCTAATTATCCACCGACCAGCTTTTTTGTCAAGGTACTGCAACCTTGTCTTGGACTTCTTTGATTTAGACCCCTTAAGGTCATTAAATCTTGCTACCGTTAGTTTCAGGCTGTGCTTAGAAGTGGGTAACCAATCCAACTTCCTAGCCTTGTTTGTAACTACACGGGCCCCCACGGGGGTAGAGGTCCTAGATGTGGG